ACTTAATAGTGTCAAGTATAACCTCTTTTGGTATAGTAGCTAAAGATGTAGTTGGTAATTTTGGTGTTTCTGCTAATACAGTAACTGTACCTCCAGCTATCATAGGGATCACTAGTGTAACTAATAGATATTTATTTGTAGAGGGAAGATACCAAGAATCAGATATAGATTTAAGGGACAGACACAAACTATCCGTAAGTACTGCTGGTGCAGCTACAGCTGAAGCTATAAGAGCAGATATATTAGGTGTTACAGGAGTACTTACAGCATTTGTAATAGAGAATGACACTTTAGTTACCTCAGTGGATAATATACCACCTAAGTCTTTTCTGGCTATCATTAAAGGTGGATTAGATCAAGATATAGGTGATACTCTTTGGTTAACAAAGGGGGCTGGAATAGAGACATATGGTAGTACTCAGGTAGCTACAATAGATGGTCAAGGAACTACACAATATGTTAATTTCTCTAGACCAGAGCCAATATATATACATATGAATGTAGACTACACACTTTATAGTGAACAGAGTGGAAACTTCCCTACCAATGGAGAGCAACTTATGTCCGATATCTTAGTTGAGCACGGAGCAGGTTTAGGTGTAGGTGAAGATGTCATACCTCAGAGGTTTGCCACTCAATTATTCAATAGTATAGGTGGGTTAGGTGTTATTAACATTACTATAGGCAGTACAGTAAGTCCTAACGACCCTACTCCTGTACTTAGCCCTGCTATTCTATCTATTGGTCAGGTAGCAGAAGGTGATTTTGATGCACTAAGAATAACTATAAACGAGGTGTAATATGTCAGAGTTGATTCAAAAAGATTTAACTCTCTACTCTAACTTCTTACCAAACCAATTTAGTTCTTCCGAAAAACTTAAAACCTTTCTTGGCATATTCCTAGATAAAGTACAAGAGTTAGAAGATGCGAATATAAGTTTAAATAATTTAAGTACCAATATAGCTTTAGCTTATGGGTACCAATTAGATATTATAGGTAAACTAGTAGGTGCCAGTAGAGAGGGCAAGACGGATGAACAGTACAGAGAAGAAATACTATTTCAAATATCCCTTAATGTAGGTAATGGTACTCCAGAGAACTGCATACAATACCTATCTAGTGTAACACAAGCTACCAAGGTAAGCTACTGGGAGCACTACCCTGCTTCAGTTATTCTAGAAACTAACGGCACTAATATCCCCCTTAACATCCCCAACACACTTGATAATATCACTTTAGCGGGGGTATCTGTAGGTGGAGTAATAGCAAGTGAAACTGGAGAGGTATTCAGGGGACAAGAGCTGACAGATTCCTTTTTAAATTTAGCACTAGCGAACACACCTTTTCCAGAGTTAGAATTAGGTGGGCTGGGTATAGAATGCGGCAACGTACTAGCAGAATGTAGCCTAATAGCTAATGGAGTTTATAATTCTATTAATGATGGTAGTGAATTGTCCAGAGGCATATTACCTGAGATAGATGAAATCTATGCAAACACTACCAATGGTGCTGGGGAAGATTTAATGGCTTGTGGAGAGGAAGAAGCTCAGTGTAGGTCTCAGTTTGAAAACCCATTAACAACTAAAGGTGTCTTCGCGGAAGTGCACACTAAATTTAATTAGAGATTAATATGACAATAAACACTGAAAGTTTAAGATGGGCATCTTCTTTAGAAGTAGACTCAGAAAATGGATTAAATAATAAAACTGATCCTCCAGCAGAATTCAAAACCAGCGGAGAAAAGAGAAATCAACCAATACCCAGACAATGGATGAACCACCAATTTGATGCCATATACAATGCACTGGTGGATACGCAAGCACAATTAGATGCCATTGTGGGTGGTAGTTCTCAACCAACTCTAGAAGCTATTTACCCAGTAGATAGCTTATACCTCTCCTTCAATAACACCTCTCCAGCAACAGCTTTAGGTTTTGGCACATGGACACAAATAAAGGGTAAGTTTCTAGTTGGTGTTGATGATACAGATACCGACTTTGATGTTTCTGGGGAAACAGGTGGAGCTAAGAGCCATACACATACAGATAATTTTACTGTTGACGGACATGTATTGACCGAAGCAGAGATGCCTTCACACACACACACAGTTGATACGGATGCAGGTTCTACAAGTGTCACAGGCAGTCAAGTTAGATCAGAGAATTCAACTACAAACACTTCTACTACTAGTTCTACAGGAGGAGACGCAGCACACACACACAGTCTAAGTGGAGGTATACAATCGACTTCTAACCTACCACCTTATATGGCTGTCTACACTTGGCGTAGGGCCAGTTAACCTGTTTAAAATAGTAAAATTATAGGAATAAAATAATGGCAACAATACCAAAGAATGACTATACCACAAGAGTGGATAGCACAGACCCTAATTTTCCACAAGGGAAGGCTATTAACTTAGTAGGTGCAGTGGTTGGGACAGGAACACCAGTAGAAGAAAAATGGGTGAACGATGTATGGGGTTTTCAGCAAGCTATACTAAATGAAGCTAATATTACTCCTAGCGGAGCACCTGATCAAGTAGGTACTAGTCAGTACTTAGACAGCCTAAAAAAGATACATAAAGAAGACCAGTTAACAACGTTAGAGTTGATCAGTAACACTACATCCTACGTAGTAGGTACAGTTATAACTACTAGTGGTTTTACTACTGCGGGAGATGGAGGAAAAGGAGATTGGAAGCAAAACGGCACTACAGCCCAAACACCTTCACAATCACCCGCACAGTTATCGAAAGCATTACTAAACGATGGCAGCGGCAATCAATGGGCGATAGTAACAAACGGAAAGCCACCATCATTGAACAGTTTAGGCGCAGTCACATCTCAAAGTTTGAGTGGTGCTGACTCTGTTGCAGATAGTTACCCTCTTGTTATTGCGGTGCTTGAATGGTGTACAACTAACAATTACCTAGGTATTGCAAAGGTTTTGGATAGTGGTTATTACAGGCTTTCAGCACCTTTGTACGTTAATCAACAATTACTATTTGAAGGTGTCGGAAAGAATGAAAGTTATTTTCATGCTGACCACTTAGACGGGCCTGCTGTTAGATTTGGTGCTAGTAATAGTGGCATCCGACACATGGGTGTGACAGGTGGTGCAACTCGTAGAGCGTCAGCATACAGCGCGCAGCAAATAGGTGTATTATTTGAAGGGGATGATGTTCCAGAGAATGATACTGGAGCGCCAAGGTTGCTGCATTGCGTAATGGAGCATTATTATATATTCGGTCATCCCTCAAGCGGCATTCATATAGTAGGTCCAGCATTCACAGGAATATTGAACTATCCAGACATCTCGACGATGAAAGGTCATGGAATATCAATGGATCGCGGAGAGTTAACGGGCAGAACTAATTTAATTACTATCACTATTGGCGGTGTTTGTCGGATAGGTGAAGGACGTATAAATATATGTGGTGGTAATGCTATTGCATTAGGTTCGCCTACATCTGCATTTTCAACGCCTTGCTTACGCGTTGAAATAGATAATATCGAAGGTGGCGTTAATGCAACAGACCCAGCGGTCAGGTACTTCAATGCACCAGTTTACATGAGAGGAGCTAACCATGTTTACAAAAATTGTGGCATGGATGTGCAAACGGGCGGGATGTCTGCCTACGTGGCAGGAAGAAACATTCATTTGAAAAACAATAGAATGCTTGGTGGTTATGCCGCTGCCTATACTATCGGCTCTTATGATGAGCTTCCTACCGAAGGAATTTTTATTGACGGTATATCGGTTATCGGACCTGATGCACCTCTTGACCCTGCAATAGTAGTAACATTGCCAGCAGGTGAAACAATAGCACCTAAAAACATTCACATCAATCAAGGTGAAATGTTTAATATAACAACGCTTGTTGGGACTGATGCAACGCTAGGTAACGGAGACTTTAGACGAGTTGGCGGCTTAAAGGTAAACGGAGACACACCAATAGCATGGAAGGCAAGCGACACAGTTGTAAATAATAGTACTTCGCTTGTATTTGATACTGAGTTAAGGACATGGTTGTCTGCAAATGAGCGTGTTTACTTTGAGATGGAGGTTGAATACGAGTCAACCACTACTGCTGATATACGCTTACAAATATACGGTCCAGCAGCAGCTGTGTTTAACTCAGTAACAACGGGGAGTGTAAAAATTAGTACGACTCTTGATGATGTTATTGTGCAAAACACCACTACAGGATTGATTAATCTTGGCGGTGGCGGTACTGGAGTATCAAGGGTTGCAAGTATAAAAGGATTTATTGTGACTGGAGCTTCAGAGGGCTACATAGGCTTAGCGTTTGCTCAGTTAGCAGCTGAAGTTTCAGACACAAAAGTCTTAGCAGGAATATCTAACTTAAAAGTAAGTAGATTAATCAGCTAAACTAAAATGATACTACCGTTTATTAAACCATAGACGGTAGTATCATAATCAGTAAAGTACGCATCTAGTAATAATTTAATCATGTTAATACTCCCAAGTAGTTAATTATAAATCAATTTTAATAAAAGCCCCTATCTAATTGAAGGTAGGGGCTTTATTGTTTGTACGATTAAATGTTATCAAAGAAAGATAGCAAATCTTCCTCAGATACTTCATAATCAAACCATTTACTTTTCTTGCAGCTTACACTAAGACTTTGCGTGTTTGCATAGAGTTCTTTAGGTATGATGGATGTATACAT